ACCAGACCCTGATTCAACTGTTGCTGCTTGAACAGTAAACTTATCTATATCAGGCACAGTTAAAATTTCGTATACTTTTTCTAAGTCTGAGGCCGTGTAACCACTAGCTCCGGTTACAGTTACTGCAGATAAAGTTACATATCTTCCAACAGCTAATCCATGTGATCCTTTATTAATAGTTATAGTGCTAGATCCGTTGGTTGTTGTTAAAGTCCCGCCTGTGATTGCAGTATCTAAAGGTGTAATGTCATAAAAGTCATTACCATAATATAAAAATAAACCTTGGGATGTTCCAATAGCTGAATATTTTTCACCTGCAAAACTAGAGAATGCAACTTGTGCTCTACCAGCGCCAGGTAAAGATTTACCACCAGATGTTAATTGTAACCACCCACCTATTTTTTCTGGTAAACCATATCTAAATCTAACAAAATCACCGTCTATCCATTGGCTCTCGGCCCCTGATTCTGTGTCTTGCTTATTAAAACCGGGCTTGAAATTTAATTTTTGTAGCATATAGTAGCTTATATAGTAGTTTAATAAAGAATGAAAGTCACAAAATGAGTAGAATATTAGCAATACATAACTCACATAATGCTTCTATTTGTGAAACAGACGCAGATAAAATTATTTATTTTCAAGAAGCTGAAAGATTAAACAAGAAAAAACAAACTAAAGAGTTTTATGTATTATTAAATAAATATAAGAATAATAAATTTAATAAAATAATATTTATAAACGCAGTAAATCAAAGTGATAGTAATAAAAATGCTTTTGAAAAAGCATTAAAATTACACAACATTGAATACGATGAATTTGTTTACGATATAAATCATCATTTTTATCATGCGTGTGCTTCATACTATAATTCAGGTTATAAAGAATCTTTTGTTTTAGTAATAGATGGCAATGGAGTAAGAGAAAATGATAAGTTTGAAATAGTATCTTGTTATTATTTTCGAAAAAATAAATTTAAAAAAATTTTTAAATTATACACCGGTGAAAATAAAGAATACATAAACAATAAAGACGTGGTTATAAATACGTTAAGTTTAGGTCATCTTTACAAGATTACTAAAAAAATTTTAAATTTCAAAGAAGAAGGATCTGTAATGGGTCTTTCATCTTATCCAAGTAATAAATCATACAATAAACTGTTTGTAGAAAAATTTAATCATTTTAGTTATGTTCAATCTTATTTAATAGATATGTATGAATTGGGAGAAGATAAAACAGTGAAAATATCATTATGTAAAGCAGTGCAAAACGAATTAGAACGTATTGTTTTAAAATATGTATCTAACATTATAAAAAATAAAAAAAGAAATTTATGTGTGTCAGGGGGTGTTTTTCAAAACACTGTTTTAAATTCTAAAATATTAGATATCTGCCCTAATCTATATGTAGATCCTTTTGCTGATGATAGTGGTATCTCAATGGGGGCAGCTTTATTTCACGTAAATAAAAATAAATTTGTAAAAAATAAATTAACTACATTAAATTTAGGAGACTCACCTAATTATAATTTTTTAAATTTTAAAAAAGGTACACATACTACAGCTAAAAAAGTAGCAAAACTTATAGCTAAAAAAAATATAATAGCAATTTATCAAGGTAAAAATGAACTAGGTAAAAGAGCTTTAGGAAATAGATCTTTTTTGTTTGACCCACGAGATAATTATGCAAAAGAAAAAATAAATTATTTAAAAAATAGAGAATGGTTTCGGCCTACAGCAGGCACAGTTTTACACGAACACGCAAACGAATGGTTTGATTTAAAATCAAAAGAGGAAACTCCGTTTATGTCTTATGTTTTTAAGGTTAAGAAAAAAGAGGCACCCGGTATTACGCACGTAGATAATAGCTGTCGTATTCAAACACTTAAAAAAGAACAAAATTATCATTACTATAATTTAATAAATGAATTTTATAAATTAACCAATGTTCCAATTTTGCTAAATACTTCTTTTAATTTAGCAGGGCAACCTTTAGTAAATTCTGTAGAAGATGCTATGAAAACATTAATAGATTGTAATAATTTATTTAAATTTATATACTTTCCAGAAATTGGAAAAATTTATGAACCCGATGATTTTTTTTAAAATATGAGAGAAAAAACCGTAAACATAAATAACTTTATTGGAACATACGATAATTATATTACAAAAGAAGAATGTAACAAAGCAATAAAATTATATGAAAACCAAAACAAATTTAATAATACATTTAATAGAATAGGTTTTGAAAAAGCATCTATATTAAAAAAACAAGATCAACAATATTTTGCAGCACCTAATAATATTAATGTTTGGTGGGAAGAATTAAAACCAATGATTTTAAACTTTGATTTAGCTTGGAATCATTATGCTCAAAATGTAGGAGCTAAAGATGCTTATGGACTGGATAAACTTTATTACACAAGTTTAAAAATTCAAAAAACTTTACCCACAGAAGGATATCATATTTGGCATATAGAACATGGTTCAGGTTTTGAGAATGAACCTAGAGCTTTTGTTTTTAGTATTTATTTGAACGATGTTGAAGAAGGTGGTGAAACAGAATTTTTACATTTTTCAAAAAGAGTAAAACCTAAAACTGGTAGAATAGTTATCTGGCCTGCAGGCTTTCCATATATTCATAGAGGAAATCCACCTTTATCTGGTGAAAAATATATTTTAACTTCTTGGATGATGTTACGATGATTAAAATTATCGATAATTTTCTTGATAATGATAATTTAAAAATAGTTCAAGATTTTGCTTTAAACAAAGCGTTGTATACGCCACGTTATTTTATGAACACCACTGAAAAAAATGAAAAAAATTATTATGGAAGTAGATTTCTTTTAAACCAAAATAAAAAATTATTAAATTTGTTAATAAAACAATCAGAATTAAAATTTAAAATAAAAATAAAAAAAGTAAATTCAGATTCAGGTTTAGATATAAGAAGTTCAACGTATTTTAAACCACATACAGATGAGATATTTGGTATTGCAAATATATTAATTATGATTTCAGGGCCAACTGCTGTAACTAATGGAACAGTTTTTTATTATACAAATAATGAGGGAGATTCAGAATTAGATATTCATGTTGGATTTAGAGAAAATAGAGCTATTTTATTTCCATCCAATTGGATGCACTCACAACACGCAGTTAACGTTTCTAATTTAAAAAGATATACTTCAACTTTGTTTATAGATTATGAAGAATAAGAAGTAGGTCTTGCACCTAATCTAGCTATTTTATCGGATTCACTTTCATCTTCAACATTATCGTTGTCCCAATTAGATTGTAATTGAGTTAAGTGAGCAGTGTCCCATCTAGTAATAAAATCTGTAAAATCACCTAAGTTAGAATCCTCCCAAGTAGAGTGAGGAGTTTCGTCTCTGTATTCTACAGTATCACTAGGATTTTTTGTTCCATATTGAATAGCCCAAATGTTAGACCATTTCGATAATCCCCAAAAATCATTATCTTCAATATTGTATCCAATGCCTTGAGCCTCGCCTTCAGCGTGGTTTTTAATTACTATTTTATCGTCAAATATTACAGTCCATTGTGCGTTTGTTGCCATATTTTCTCCTAAGTTTTAATTATATATATCACAGCTATGTACGGTTGCAACACCGATGTTGCAGTTCCAGAAAAAGTAGCACTCAGGTTATGTAGGTGACCTGTTCCGCTCCCTGTACTCCCTGTATTATTGCCACTTGCACCGGTAAAACCGCTTCCAGATTCAGCCTTAGTACCAGGTCCTAACCCTGCAGAAGCGTGACTATGAGATGCCAGTTGCGCTGTTGATAAAGTTGCATTAGCCGTTGAGCCTCCAACGTTTCCAGATATAGCAACTGTATTTGCTCCACCAGTAGATCCTAAAGCTTTGGTTCCTGATTTTCCAAGTGGTACATTATCTTGTAAATCAGGCAGTACAAAAGTACTTGAACCATCTCCAGCTCCATAAGTTGTACCTACTATTGCAAATAAAGCAGCGTATGTAGATCTTGAAACAGTTGCTCCATTACATTCTAAAAAACCTGTTGGCACAGATGAATCTGACCATGGTATAATAGTTGCTGTTGGAATTCCCTCAATACCCGTAAGGTTTGCTCCATCAAAATCGTATTTTGTTGCTTCATAATTTGACATATCGTTACATTCTAAGTTTTAATTATATATAACACAGCTAAATACGGTTGCAACACAGATGTTGCACCGCCTGAAAAAGTTAATGAACTCATGTTGTGTTGGTGACCTGTACCACTTCCTGTATTCCCTGAAGTAGTTTGGTTACTAGCTTGAAGAGATGTAAACCCGTGAGCTCCCGAAAGGCCCGCAAGTGTACCTCCCGGGTGACTGTGAGATGCCAGTTGTGCGGTAGATAAAGTAGCATTAGCTGTTGCTGTGCCTGAAGCACTTCCAGTCCCAGTGACTGTATTTGCTCCACCAGTAGATGCTAAAGCTTTAGTCCCTGATCTTCCAACTACAGCGTTATCTTGTATATCAGGCACAAGAAAAGTTGACGAACCATCGCCAGCTCCATACGTAGTACCTATTATTGCAAACAATGCTGAGTAAGTTGATCTTGATACAGCTGCACCATTACACTCTAAGAAACCTGTTGGCACTGAGGCTGAAGACCACGGTACAATTGTACCCGTAGGAATTCCGTCAATATCCGTAAGATTTGCTCCATCATAATCGTATTTTGTTGCTTCATAATTTGACATATAATTACATCCTAAGTTTTAATAATATAAATAATTGCTATATAAGGCTGCACCACAGATGATGCAGTACCAGAAAAAGTTAATGAACCTGCGTTGTGGTTGTGACCTGTGCCACTTCCTGTGCTCCCCGTGTTATTTCCGGATAAACCACGTTGCTCACTTCCACCTATTCCTGAAGGACCCGGTGATGTACCACTGTGACTGTGAGATGCTAGTTGTGCGGTAGATAAAGTTGCATTTGCTATTGTCCCTGAAATAGTTCCGCTTCCAGTGACTGTATTTGCTCCACCAGTAGATGCTAAGGTTTTAGTTCCAGATTTTCCAAGTGCCACGTTATCTTGTATGTCAGGTAAAAGAAAAGTTGAGGAACCATCCCCGGCCCCATACGTTGTGCCTACTATTGCAAATAAAGCTGAATAAGTTGATCTTGATACAGCTGCACCATTACACTCTAAGAAACCTGTTGGTATTGAAGTCGAAGACCACGGCACAATGGTAGCTGTTGGAATTCCTTCGATCCCTGTAATATTAGCTGCGCTAAAATCGTATTTTGTTGCTTCATAATTAGACACTTATTATTTCTCCGTGTAAGTCCACCCTGTTGTAGCATCACCCGAATAAACTAATCCAAATGCTGCGCCTTGTGTATTAACTACTAGATCGGACGCTGCATTAGCTATATTGGAAGAGTTTCTTCCGACAGTCAATGCGTTAGTATTAAAGTCATAACCTTGATCCACGAAATTTACTTGATCTCCTGTAGCCGGTGATGCGGGTAATGTTATTGTAACTGCTCCACCATTTGTATTTACTAAAAGTTGAGCACCAGCTTGAACTGTTTCAGCTGCTGAAACTGCTCGCCAGTTTCTTTGCTCATGAAGTTTTACTACATTAGTTCCATCAGAATATAATACGTAATTATTTCCTTCAGCTAAAAGAACACCTGTACCTGACGATGTTTTAAAAGTTAAAGTGTAAC